GTGACAGAGAATATCTCTCGCTGTGGCTTGAACAATATTCTCTACGAACTTAGGACCGTAACTCTCGAGACGTTCCCATTTCTTTGTTGCACCTACGCCTTCATAGGTCACACATTCACCGCCGAACTGGTTCTCACCAATTCGCGGTTTGGGGTAAACGAGGGTTCTACCGGATGGAAGAGTGATAATGAGCATCCCACTTTTATACTCAAAGGTTATGCCATGTGTTTCGTATGTTTCGTGCATACGTACAGCTTCTTTTGCACGTCGGTCAACCGCCCACCAAAACTCTACGATTTTAGGATTTGCTTGTCGCCATGCTTGTACGAGGGGGTTGAGTTCTTTTTCTTCGAGTCCCATTTCAATAGCGCCCATAGCCTTTAATGCGCCAACACTGCCCCCGTATCCAAGCGCTAATTCCGCAATCTTGCCCTTTTGACGCAGGTGTCCGTTAATACCATGCTTCTCAACGGGTACACCGAACATTTGTGATGCTGAAGCGCAGTAAATATCCTTACCTTCTTCAAAGACCTTTTTACGCCATTCCTCTCCTGCGAACCAAGCTATAACACGAGCTTCGATGGCGGAGAAGTCTGCGACAATAAGCTTCTTTTCGTTGGGCGCAACAAAGGCTGTACGGATAAGCTGTGATAAGGTATCTGGTACATCTTCATAAAGCATTTCAACCGCATCAAAATCTCCCTCTCGAACAAGGCTTCTTGCTTCGGATAAGTCTTCAAGATGGTTTTGAGGCAGATTTTGAAGTTGGATTATTCTGCCGGCCCATCTGCCTGTGCGGTTGGCACCATAGAACTGAAACATTCCACGAGCACGCCCGTCAGCACATACAGCAGATTCCATCGCTTGATACTTTTTAACTGAGGACTTCGCTAATTGCTGTCTTAAGAGAAGAACCGTTTGAAGTTCTGGTGGTGCGGATTTGAGCATTTCCGCAACAGCTTTTTTACCGAGGGTTTCTACCTCAAGCCCATTATCCGAAAGCCAATCCTTCATCTGTGCTACAGAATTAGGGTTATCCAGTGCGGTTAACTCCTTCATAGCCTGTGTCAGTTCAGTGCGAGAACGACCATCCATCTCGATTGCCCGCTTTACGAGCGTCATATCGAGGGCAACGCCTCGGTCGTTTATTTCTTGGTCGATACAGTACTCATCCCATAAGCTATCTGGGACAGGGAATTTTGCAAGTGCCTTCTGTATATTCATCTCAACCTCAACATCTCGGAGGTTATATCGCTTGAAGGTAAACCACTTGTCGGGGGCGTGTTGGGGTAGGTTGCGTGTGCGACCACCATTGGCTTTTGTAGGATTACAAGGCTGACAGAAGTAACGAATAAGGTCCTTGCCCTCTGTAATTTTCTGCTTTTGTAGGTTAAGAACCGCTCCTGCCCCTTCGAGGGATAGGGGAAGTCCCATAACTGCCGACCATATCATTGAGCAGTGCCAAGATTCGGGATTAAGATAATCCCCCGTAGGCATACCGAGAAATCTTGAAAGGCAGATGCGTTCAAAGGTTGCGTTGAACGCCCATTTAATAACATTGTCATCGGTAAGAGCAGAGATGATGTCAGTAGGGATTTTTTCACCGCAAGCTAAATCTACAACCTTAACGGGAGCGCCATCTACGGAATATCCAAAGAGAAGAACTTCAAAGTCGGGTGCTTCAACATAGCGATAAACTCCGCATTTTGCAAGGTTGGCGCTACTGTAAGTTTCAATATCGATTGATAGTGTTTTCATAGGATTTCCTTTCTTAAGCAGTGGTAGAGGAGTGAACCCCTACCACCGCCATAGGAGATTACTTGAAGTCGTTCATGCGCTTTTCGTGGTATTCGATATCGCGCTTTTCACGTTCTTCGTTTCTCTTTGCCTGCTTGCGGTCCTCGATAATAGAGAAGACCATAGATGTGATTGATGTTGCTGCAAGCGCAGAGAAGGTGAGTGTTAATACGCAAGCAAGAATAGCTTCCAACATATCTCAGCCCTCCTTAAGCAAGGAAATCATCAAAGGATTCGCTTGCGAAGTCAGACTCGGCACTCGCCTTGCCACCAAGAGGCTCACCTGCGCGAAGGAGCTGAAGGTTGTTAAGGCCACAGGCAATGCCGCGGTTTCCCTGTGAGTTGAATGCGTAGAAAGTGATACTTGCGCGACCATATACGCCAGAGTAGACCTCGGAACGAGTAAGTACGGGATTTCTGTCTGCGTCTACAATACCAGGTGCAGTAGCGGAGTTTGCGTTGATGAAATACGAGTTAGCGTAAGCAGGGTCGTCGGGGCGTTCCAAATCTCCATCCCTCATAGGATTCTTAATTAGGTTGAGAGCAGGTACGCTCTTGCCGTTGCCCCTGAGTTTGGCCTGACCTTCCTGGTAGGCAGCCTCAATTGCCGCCTTAATCTTTGCGACAGTTACGGTGTCCGACTTCGGGATGATAAGGCTGATAGAATACTTGGGAGTGCCACCGTTGATGGACTTAGGCTCCCAGACGTTTGCGTAGGACCAACGAGTGTTGGGACCAGTGATAACCTTCATAGGGTTGACAATTTTGTTTGTGTTGTTAGACATATTAGTTTTCCTCCATAAAATCATTTTTGGCTGTGTTCATTGCCGGGCGTTTATCGCTTTCCGGCACTAGTGTTGGCTTGCCTTGCGGCTTTTCAAGATAGGGAGCAAGAAGTTCTTCAAAGCGGGATTTACCGAGCATCTTTTGCATACTCGTGATGCCGAGAACCTTATGCTCATAGGGGTCAAAGCCTGCGCCCTCAACTGCTGACGCGACTAAGGCTTCGTTAGTGTATTTGCGAGTAGAGCGTCCTTCGACTAACTTCCAGCCGGACCACTCTTTTCCGCTTATAGCCTGTTGTAAGGCATATTCCTTGATATCCGATGCCCAAGCGGTAAAGGCATCGAGTTTACCGAGTATATCGGCAATTTCTGCATCTTCGAGGAGAGCAGGGGCCTTGAAGTCGAACTTTGCAAGTTCAAAATTCGTGTTAGCACGTTCTCTGCATTCGGCCTTAGCCTTGCAAAAGCGACAATGTTCTCCGCAACTGAAATCACCGAGTCCTTCGTAGGCAAGCTCTGCCTTCGGTACCACGACTTCTTCGGCCCACTTGAGGAGTTCATCCTTCGTGATAGAGTCAACGCTGATATTACCGAGCCTCGGCTGATAGATGTGCATACGGATTTCTTCAATGTCATAGATGCCATCAAAGATTTCAAGGCAGCCCAAGGAATAAAGACGGAGCTGTGAATTTCCTTTGGCTGATACCTCTACTCCTCTCCCACTCTTGAGGTCAACGATGTGTAAGACCTTGTCCGCAATGAGGGCGGCATCTACTGTTCCAAATGCGTTTTTGACCCACCGAGAGAAGTCCACACGCTGTTCGATAAGTACAACGGGGTCAGTGCAAGTGTGCTTTGCTTCCTCTAAAAGCTCGAGGATATATGAGGCGTAGCCTTGAGCACATTCTTCCATCTCCTCGTTATAGAAAGAGAGATTCTCTACGGGGTCTTCGGTAGGAATGCCGAGTGCTTGCTTTAGTCTGGCCTCACCTAAGAGGTGAAAAGCTGTACCTTCCGCTGCGTAGATACTACCTTTATCCTCGTAGTTTTCTGTGAGCCTTGCAGAGGGCGGACAGGCCAGCCACCTCGCTGACGATGACGCAGATAATAGTGCGTGATTAGTCGGCATCGGTGATTACCTCCGCATCAGCAAGTAAGGCCTTGTAGTTAGCAGGATCAATCTGAGATAACTTCGTAGCGCCATACTTTTCAAGAAGAGAACGGACTTCTGCTGTGTGGCCGGTGCGTGACTTTTCTGCAAGAACAGCACGAACAGCTTCCAGCGTAGGTGCGACCTCTTCTTCGGCTTTACCACCGAACATTTCGGCTAATGTATCCGCTACCTCAAGGATGGTCGCAGATGCACTTCGTAGGTCTTTGATTACCATATCCAACTCGCTGAGTTTGCCCATTGATGTTTCCTCCTTCTTTGATTTTCTTTGTTCGCATAGCCAGGTTGACCTTCTTAGCCAGGCTTGCTGCCACGACGATAAAGTCCAGAAGCACATCCACAAGTTCTTCTTCCTTTGTCATCGTGATTTCATCGTTTTCGTACATTCGTTTTCACCTCCTGAAGGAGCAGTATCATGGGGCTCCTTACGGTATACCACTGCACACTAGAATTGCATTTTGACGAAGTTTTTTGAAAAATCTCAAAAGAATTCGGAAAAATCTTGCCGGAGTATTTCTTTTACTTTTCTTAAACGAGAAAGATATGTAGTGCGGGGGATTCCTATGCGCTGGGCAATGGCACTATCGGACAAGCCTTCCTCACGCAATTTACCAATAGTAATTGCCTCGGGCATGAGCGTATTCAACTTAAGGAAGAGTTCACTCAAACGTTCACTGTCTGCAAGAATATCTGCATAAAGGGGAGAAGGGTCTTCGAGCATATCTAACCAAGTTCTTTCGTCTCCGTTGTCATCGTTGACGGTAACATCGAGTGAATAGTTGGTGATCCTATGGAATGGACAGGTTGCACAGTCCATATCGCAGGACAATTCTTTCTTTTTGGGGCACACACAGTTTCCACGACGCTGTTGCTTCATACGAAATGCGTGAATATCTCGGTAATAATTATCAAATTCTTCTTTGGTGCAAGGGATGCGTTCCTTGGTGGAACGAAGATAGATGTAGTACTGTTTGTTTTCATTGTTTGTCATAATATTGACTCCTTTCAGATTTTCATTGATAGAAATCCGTCCAGAGTCGCAAAATCCGCCATAAACAGAAAAGACGACAGGGTGAGACCTACTACCCCCATGGAGTAATGAGTCCCGCACTGCCGTCTCGCGTTCTGGCGGATTATTTATGTTTTTATTTAGGCTGCTTTGGGTTGGAACTGCTCGATTTTGAGAGTGCCATCAGGGTTTGCGGTGATACGAGTTATGAAGCCTTTATCGGCAATTATTACTTCCTTGCCATCTAGGCTACGGTCGCATACACGCTTGTCTCGTAAGTTCTTGATTTGCTCCATAGAGATCCTCCTTTCTAAAAAAATGTGGGTTTTTCGACTTTTTTCGTTTTTCTACTACCAAAATTATATCAAATGTGGTATGATATATTCAAATCCTTTGATTTCATATCAAAAACGAATAATAATGTCGAAAAGGAATATAAGTATGTCGGAATTGAATTTTGATTTATTAAAAAAGAATATTAAAGCGCTTATGGATAAGCATGATTTAACGCAGTCACAGTTCTCAGATATCATTGGGATGACTCAACCGAACTTAAGCAAGGCATTGAGCCCCAATTCGTCAAAAGAGTTTACGCTTGATCAGTTGTATCGCATCTCGCAATACTTCAAGGTGTCGATGGATGAGCTAACAGGGAACACCGCGGCGAAAGATGATTCAATGAGTCCTGCGACAATGTTGAGGTTGATTACTAATTTGTTGTGTAATAACAAGATTAGGATAAAGCGAGTAGAAAATGTAACTGAGACAGTGTATACTCCTTATTTGAGAGGTGATTTCCCTGATTGTGCTATCAATCAAGAAACATATTCTTATAATGCTTTTTATTTTCCTAACACTAGAATCGTACCGCTTGACTTTATCGAGCCGGAGCGTGATGACTTTCACTTTGATTGTTGTCTTAGCGGTAATCAGTCACAATATAAAGAGTTGAATGAAATACTTGAGCGGTTTATTCCCTTGGTCGAGTCCTATCGTAAAAGGGATATACCGGAAGATGCTTTTTATATGATTTTAGAAGGTTATGTAAAGCAATTAAGTGAATAAAAAAACAGGCCGGCACAAAACATGCCAGGAATACTATCCTGGAATGCTCGTGCCGGCCTGAACTCTTATGGTTCCGCTCGGGATGAGCCATATTCTTTTATAGTTAAGCGTGTCCCTCACTTGGGGTCACTGCATTATTGTGTTGATTCGTTGGCAATCTGTGCCACTTGAGTTACTAAGATACCAATAGGTACAATTTCGATCTCTTGGCTTTTGGGGCGTTTAATACGAAGGGCGCATTCACCATTGTCCGTTATTACCGCTTCGCCAATTGGAATGTGACATTTGGGGGTGTAAATCATCTTTTCTTTTCTCTTGTTTTCGGTTTTGGTCATTCATCGTCCTCCGTTTCATAATCTGCGTTTTTGTCGAAGTATATCATATCTTCTGAGAGTGGTTTAATGGTCATAAAGAAGGATTCTCTTGTCTCGCATCCTTTAAGAGGGAACATGTGCTCTTTTACAATGCGGCGGTTGAAGGAATCAATTAGAATAAGGGTAGTGTCGGCTGTAAATATAGTTTCGCTAAATTCTTCAACTATAATCTCGAATGCTTCCGGGTCTGTAACTACTAACGAATAGCGTTGAGGTTTAAGGAAGTCGGAAGCTGCCATTGAGATGAAAGCAAAACGACTTAGGGTATTGAATGCTTTATGCCTGATGTTTGAAGCATACGCTCCTTGACCAGGATATCTCTCCTTAAAAGTTAACATAGCATCAACAAACCACAGCTGATCTTCGTGATTGTTATCGTCTTCATTGAAGGCATCTGTAAGAATCAGCGCATCAGGGCTGAGTAGCATTCTTTTGCTAACGTTGTATTTGATGCCACCTAATCTAACTTGTTTTCCACGTTCAAGAAGTTCATTAGCAACTGTGCTTTGAACTATGTCTTCCATTAAGCGTCTGTCATTAACAACGATTTTAGCGCTTAAAGGATTGTTTTCTTCGAGGGTATAGCCATTAGCCTGAGCAAGAGCTTCTAAGGTAACATTGCTGTTAGGCGATGCGTTCTGTGCGATTGCTTCAAGCAATTCTGGAGAGCTAGCTCCCTTGTTATCTTGCTTTACAATTCTAGTAAAGGTGGAAGGGTTAGCATTACAAAGAATAGCAAAATCCTTCATGGTCATGTTACCCTTGGCTGCTAACAGCAACTCTGCGAATCGTTCTTTATCAACTTCATGTGTTTTTTTAAATATATACTTTTTATGCATTTGTAACCTCCGTATTTGCGTAAAGAATTGATTACGCAATTATTATACGCAAACAATGTGCAATTGTCAATAGGTTTTTGAAAATTTCTTAAAAAATTTTTCATGGCGGGTTAGCTATACATCAAACCAGGCATTTTTACGATTTCGCGCCCATCACTAGGCATTTTAAGGTTGCCGAGTAAAGCACCATAAGTAAGTGCCTCTTTTCCAAATCGCCCACGAATCTTTTCAACGCAATCCTCAAGTCGTTCACGACGTTCTCTTCCTTCATTATTAATAAAGAGGGAAAGTTGTTCAGAGGAATCGTAGGGAACTAAGTCGATTGCACGAATGGATACTGCACGTACATATTTGTACCATTGGTAGTTGCTCTTGAAAATGTGGAACGCCGCCTGTGCTATTTCATTGGGCAGTTGTGTTTTGAAGGGCAACTTTGCTTGAAACTGCGAACCGAAGAGGTCATCTCCTCGAATCGAAATTTGAACGCCACGTGCAGAAAGTCCGTGTAAGCGTAAACGATGACCGATATCCTGGGAGAGGGAAAGCATAACCTTCCAAACTTCATCTGGAGTTTCAAGGTCGGAAATACAGGTGATGCCATGACCTACAGATTTAACGGGGGAAATGAAGTCACGATGCATTACTCTGGAAGTGTCCTTGCCATTTGCATAAACCCAAAGAGCATAACCGTTAACACCAAGAGTGGACTTAAGGCGATTAGGATCAGCCTTGGCAAGTTGGCCGATTGTGCGGATTCCCATACGATCTAGTTTCTTTGTAGTGGCGGGGCCACAGTAAATGAGTTCACTACAAGGAAGTGACCATATTTTGTCTTTGAAGGTTTCCTCAGTGATTTCCGTAATCGCATCCGGTTTCTTCATATCAGATCCTAACTTTGCAAAAATCTTATTGAAGGAAACACCGATAGATACTGTTAAGCCGAGTTCTTCGCGGACCGTTTTTCGAATGCTTTCGGCAATGGTCATCGGATCACCGCAAGCATTTTGACTACCTGAAACATCAAGCCAACACTCGTCCATGCCGAAGGGTTCGATAAGGTCTGTGTACCTATTATAAATAGCTTGTGTTAGTTTTGAGTATTTCAAGTACTGGTCATATTGGGGTGGAACTATGATGAGGTCCTTGCAGAGCCTTTCAGCTTCCCAGTTAACCATTCCTGTTTTTACGCCAGCTTTCTTTGCAAGCTCGGATTTAGCAAGAACGATACCGTGCCTGTCCTCTGTGCAGCCACAAACAGCTACTGGTTTGCCACGCAGTCTAGGGTCGAGCATCATCTCAACCGATGCATAAAAACAGTTCAAATCACTATGTAGAATAGCTTTGCCGTACATTTTTTCACCTCTTTTCAAAAAACTTCACAAAAACCCCTTGACAAGATGAAGTTTTGGTGCTAGAATAAAAGCACAAGTTCACAAACTTCACACTAATAGCATA